AGAATCCAATACTATTTGCCATTGTTCTGGTCAATTTACCTATTTCTCCAATATATCCAGCACCTAACATAAGGAAATTAAATATTAATATTAACATAAATGGTAAGAAACTTACTACTTTTTTATTTTCATAACCCAAAACCATACATAAAACTAAAAGCATAAGAGGAGTGCTAATAGCCCAATCGGTATAACGCATATCATTAATTTTCTCTAAAGGTAATTCTAATTCTTTATTTTGATTTTTATTTTGTTCAGGGTTTTCTTCTGCATCTTTTTCTGCTTTATTAATTTTTGCTACAAATAGTCCATAAAAATATCCGGCAACAACTGATATACACGTTTCTAAATTCATAATATGGCGAATTTGAGGAACAGGATTACGCAAAGCTTCAATAAAACATATTGTTCCAGTTGTAATTAAGAATATATATGTAAAATAAAAACTGCTTTTTACTAAACTGACTTGCATTACTTATTAATATTAAATAATATTATAATATTATAAAATTATTAAATTTGTAATTTACTACCAATAGTTTTAAAATAATTATTATTATATGCTACGTTTCTAGTTAATGCTTTTGTTAATGTTTTATCACTAATATGTAATTTTTTTATACAATCATATTTACATATAAATTCTTGAATAAGTTCTTGTTCATTATTATATTGACCAATACCATTTTTAAACAAACATATTTCTTTCAAATTATTTTTGTTTAAAAAAACAGAAACTAATTTTAAATCACAATTAGTTAGCAAAATATAATAATGTTCATTAATAATAGTATTATTTTTTACATGATGGTCTAATGCAGATGGAGAATCAAAATTATTAGTCAATGATGCAGTTTTACGATCTAAATATACATTAATAATCTGTGTTTTGTCTTTATCTAATTTTGCAATATAACCTAAATTTTGAACTTTGGTTTTTTTTGTAGGTTGAATATTATTAATTATATAGGGATCTAATTCTCTATCAACATATAACCATCTATAACCATGATAAATTGTATTTTCTACAATTGCTTTATTAATACTTGGTCTTTTAATTTGATAGTTTTCTCTCATACACTCAGATACAGAATCATATACTTTTATTAAACTAAGAGTCTCTGGATTAATTTGCTGAAGTCGTGGACCTAATGTTACTAATGGTTGGTTAAAATTTGTTGTATTTTTTACTTGTTGAAGATTTAGTTTTTCAAGTATTGTTTTATTCATTTTTTCTAAATTATCTATTTTGTTTAATAATATTTCATTATTTGTGTTATTATTTTTTATTACTTCTTCAATAAATGAATTAATATTTCCATTTTTATTTAATTCATTTAATAATGTTAATTTTTCACATTCTAATTTAAATTTTTCTACTTCATCATTATTATTTTTTTCAAAATATTTAATGTTATTATCTATGATTTTTAATAACATTTTATAAGATAGTTCTTTTCCAATTAAAAATAATTCACGTTCATTTTTATGTTTAGCTAAATCAGTAACTCTATTTAATCTAATACTTTCATGGTTATGTAAAAAACTCTCAAAATCTTTACTTTTATCTACAAAAAAACAATCTAATAATAAGCATTCTTCATAATGTGATTTATGTTCGTTAAAACGACCCATAATGCCTCTGCGACTTTCTCCAAGTTTAATAATATATTCTCCATTATTATAAGATTTAACTTTAATAATATATATTAATGATTCACTATTTCCAAATTCTTTAAGTAAAATTTTTTGTCTTTCTAATGCTTTTTCTTTGATTAATTTTTCTTCATATTCTTTTTTCTTGTTTTCTTCAAGTTTTTTTAATTCTTTTTTATTGTTTTCTTCAAGTTTTTCTAATTCATTTTGTTTAATTAATAATTTATTTTTCATTTCAATTGCTTCTTCTTCTAATACTTCTTGAATCAATTCTTCCATTTTAAGATAATATTCATGAATTTCATCTGCTTTTTTTGTTTGTGCTTTTAAACATAATGATTTAAAGGTTTTTACATTCAAATAATATTTTTGAATATTTTGTCCACCATTTTTTTTTTGCTTAACCTTGTGGTTAAGCGGTTTTTTATAATCTTTTTCTACTTCAAAATTTTTTTCTAACAATAATATTGCTTTTTGTTTAGTTGCAAAACCTAACCATTTCCATATATTATCTAAATCCACAATATAATCATCAGTTTTATGATAATTTAAATAACTATAAAAACTTGCTATAAATAATTGTTGCTCTGTTTCGTTGAAAGTGTTTTTTACTTTATTTAATAAATTATTGTTATGTGTTTCAGTTAGTTTTGTAATAGGATTGTTTGTAATTAAATCAACAATATTAAACGAAGTCATTTTATAATATTATTTATAGTTATTTCTTTAAATTATTTTTGTTTCCGCTTTTTAAAAGCACTTTTAAAATATTTTTTAGTTATTATTATTTAAAATGTAAAAATAAAAATAACACTTAAATCTAATTTGAATAAGCAAGTCCACCCATTCCGCTCATAATACGGAGAACATTGTAGTTAACAGCGTAGACACGGACTTTGGCGGTCGAGACACCTTGGACTGTAGCATTGGAGAGGACTAATTGTAAAGTGGCGTTATCAATACGCGAGAAATTGCACGTGCCACTGGGTTGATGTTCCTCAGGGCGGAGGGCAAAAGAGTATATATTAATACCTGTATCAGGCGCACGAGTGTGATGTTGGAAAGGTTGGACTAAGTCGAAGTATGTACCTTCGCGCTCCGAGAAGCGGTCTTGTCCGTTAAGTTGTAATTTAGCAACTACAACTGGATTTTCACCCCAGCAATGCATATCTAAAGCAGTTTCGGCTAAGACGAAGGTTCCAGCATCGGAGACACCCGAATCAGGTGTTGATACCGAAGGTACTCCAGAGTGAGCAGTTCCAGCAGTAACATCATTGGAGAATGGATCTTGGAATAAGCCACTTCCATTGATGAATTGATTGGATCCAGAAACAGTATCAGAACCACCGAAGGCATGGACAGCATTAGGTAAAGCATCTAAGGCATCAGTGTAATTGAAAGGTTGAGCACCCATAAGAGCATTTAATGGTTCGTTTTGCGCTAACGAAGCACAATAATCAACGTTGGCATCAGGTTGGACAACCCAGATTAATTCTTTGCAAGGATGGTTAAGATTAAGTTTAATTTTGTTGGACGACGAACCAACCGATTCATCACCTGTGAATTGTAATTGTTCAATTAAGTATTCGTGGGGATTTTGCGCCATACGTCTGCGTTCATCGGTGTCTAAGAAAATATAGTCAACATATAACGAAGCAGCAGCTAACGATGTTTTGTAGGCTTGCTCGACTTTGATAGATGATGATGTATCTAACGAATCAACAGCCCATAAGCATTCTTCAATATTACGAATATCTAAGTTAATTTTAACTTCGTGATATTGTAATGCAATTAATGGAAGAGCAAGACCGGGATTGCGGCAATACCAGAATTGAAGGGGAACATATAAGGTGGTTTCAGCTAACGCATTACGGGGAGCGCAAACTTGACGGACACCGTCAGCAGAGCAAGGTCCATCTACCGCGGCAAAAGTTGGGTCACAAATGTATGTTAATTGAGTGGTGTTACCAATCATTTTGTTGTAACCACGTTCTTGTTCGCTCGATAATGTTAATTGATTCCAGATATGCATCCAGTCACCATATTGACGATCAATGCGTTGACCACCAATTTCAACTTCAACTTGAGCGATTAATTGTTCACCGGGGAAATCTAACCATCTGGCATATACATCTTTTCCAGGAGTAGGGTTCATTTGTTGATTAATTTCGGGTAAAGTAATTTGTAAGTATGTACGGTAAGCTAAATCACCATTGCGCGAAATAGTGCAAGTAACACGGCGACCGAAATCAGCTTGTCCATTGAAAGTTTGTTCAATGGATTCCATCGCGAAGTTAGTGTGACGACGGTAGGTAACTTTCCAGAAGGTAATTTGAGGATTACCAGTTAAATAAACATCTTGAGCCCCGTAGGCAACTAATTGCATAAGACCTCCAGCCATTTTTTATAATATTGGAAAAGAAAAAAAAATTATGTAATTTAATTTAATTAATTAATTAATTAATTAATTAAATATGAATAATTTGACTAAATATATTGATTTAATTGACTAAATTGGATTTAATTGACTAAATGTATGTATTTAATTGACTAAATTTGAGTAATTGACTAAATGTATTTGACTAGATATGATTAATTAACATAAAATTATTCATAATTGTATATAATCTCTAATACTTTTGTATTAAAAATTATATAAAATTTTAAAGATTAAATAATATAATATAAATAATGAAAAAATATAAAAATAATAATATTACATTAGATAATAAACATAGTGAATTACTAAAAAAATTTAAAAATAATGAAGAAGTATTAATTCCTAAATATAAAAATGAAATTGAAAAATTAGAATTAATGCTAAATAAATTAAATAATAAAACAGAAACTTTAAAAAGTCTAAAAAAAAATCTACCAAAAAAAGATACTGATAAAAAATCAAATATAGAATCCAATATAATTACTATTAAAAATAAAATATATGTTTTGGAAAAAGAAAAATCTGAATATTTTCTAAATAACTCTAAATATATATTTAATTATTTTGAAGAAAAAAAAAATATTGGATCAAATGATTCTTCAAAAAATATTATTAATAATGAGGAAATTGTCAATAACAAAAAAAATAAAATCAATATTTTTTTTAATATTGATGAAAGCGATTTGGAAAATAGCAATTTAATAAATATTAATGATAATGTAAATGTATTAAAGAATAAAAATAGTGAAAAATATTTTTATAATGTTAATAATAATTTTTTAAATAATGATAATTATTGTTTTGACCACGATATATGCATTTATTGCAAAAAAGGAGAAATGATTTTTGTAGAAAGTGAAGGACTTAGTATTTGCAATAATTGCTCTAAAACTATGAAATATTTAATTGAAAATGAAAAACCATCATACAAAGAGCCACCAAAAGAGGTATGCTTTTATGCTTACAAAAGAATTAATCATCTTCGTGAAATATTAGCACAATTTCAAGCAAAAGAAAGTACATATATTCCAGTTGACGTTTTTGAAAATATTAAAAATCAAATTAAAAAAGAACGCATAGAGCTTACAGATTTATCAAACAAAAAAACAAAAGAAATATTGAAAAATCTTGGTTACAACAAATATTATGAACACATTCCATATATAAAAGATAAATTAGGTATTAAACCACCTGTTATGTCTCCTGATTTAGAAGAAACATTATGTAATTTATTTATGGAAATACAAAAACCATATACAAAATATTGTCCACCAGAACGCGTTAATTTTTTGAATTATTATTATACACTTTACAAATTATGCGAATTATTACATGAAACTAAATTTTTACAATATTTTCCTATGTTAAAAGATAGAGAAAAACGTATTGAGCAAGACCAAATATGGAAAAAAATATGTGAAGAATTGGGGTGGAAATTTATACCAACGCTCTAGAGTAGGGTGGGAAAATCGTCCCAAAGCCGTCTGGCGACTCCACACGCGATTTTTTTAAAAATTGATTTATTAATTTTATTAAACTATTTAAAATTAATAAATAATACAAATTATAGTTATGGGTTCTAATATTTCATTAGAAGAATCAGGTAACAATGTTGAAGAAGTTAACACAAATAATAATCAAACAAATAATAAAATAATGAATATAAGACCAACGTGGGATGAATATTTTAAGCAAATTACTTATTTAGTTTCTACACGTTCATCTTGTGAAAAGTTACATGTTGGGTGTTTATTTGTGAAAGACAATCGTATTATTGCACAAGGTTATAATGGATATATTGCTGGTTGTGAACACAAAATGGTAATAAAAGATAATCATAATATTGGAACTATTCATGCAGAACAAAATGCAATAACAGATTGTGCAAAACGAGGAGTTTCTTGTGATAAATGCGTGGCATATATTAGTCATTATCCTTGTTTTAATTGTATGAAATTAATGGTTTCGTGTGGTATTTGTGAAATTAAATATATAGATGATTATAAAAATGACCCTTTAGTAAATGATTTAGCAAATGAAGCAAAAATACAAATTAAAAAATTAGAAAATTAGAAAATTTATAATCTTATTATATAGAATAATTTTTAATTATGCAATATTTGGAATATGAAATCAATAAAGCTAATTTACCTTGAATCTTGTGGCATATTTATAATAATTCTAATAATGTACAAGATGATGTAAATTATATCAAAAAAAATGTGGATAAAAAAGAATTTAAACGTTCACAGAAAATGGTTGAAGATGAAATGAAACATCATCTGCAAATAGATATAAATCCATTTTTTGGACAAGGAGGTAAAAAAAAATATAAAAAAACACATAAATCTAAAAAAGGAAAGAAAGGTAAAAAATCACGTAAGAGAAAAACAAAAACAAAAAGACATTAAGTTTTATTGACTTACGTGTTCATTTAATTTATTAATACTTTTTAAAAGAAAATAAAAAATTAATGAAAATAGTCCGCTATTAAAAAAGTATCCATATAAATTTGGATTTCCATCAGTTCCAAATAAAGACGGTAATATTTTTTTTATATTTTTCTTAAATATTGGCATTTGAAATAAGAAGTATAATATTGCGATTAAAATAGGTAATTGAAATTCACCATATAATGCATCCAAATTATCTATTTGTTTTTGTGCATTATTATTTTGTTGAATTAAATGTTCTGGTGTTTGCATATTATTAATATAATCTTCGTGACTAGGCGGCTCAGGGACAAAATTTGGTTTTACTTCAACGTCATTTGCATTTTGACTAGGATTCATTGGCATATCACGAGTGGGCAATCCAGTTGCTCCTTGAGAACTGGCTTGTTGTAATTGATTTATTAATTCATTATAATTAGCTTGGGTTTGTCCTTGCATTTCCATATTTTGTCCTTGACTTTGAATAGGTGGTTGTTGTTGTTGCTGTTGTTGTTGTTGTGTTTGCATGGGATTTTGCATGGGATTTTGCATAGGATTTTGCATTTGACTATTAGATTCCCCGATAGTATCTGTTTTTGTTAAAACAATATTATTCATAGAGGAAGCATTCATCATATTTACATTTTGTGGAGGATTTTCAAATCCATTGCCTATTTGAGGACCGGAAGGTAATTGATTAATAGATGTTATTCCTTGTTGACTATTAGGTTCCATACTTTATTTAATATTATACTAAATAAAGTATTAAATATTTATATGATTTACGCAAAAAATATTTAATAATCGCGCGCGGGGCGATTTCCCCACTAAGCAAATTGAACACTTTTTTCTTTTGTTCCACATTTAATGCTTTGTTCTCTCATAGTATAACATTTACTGTTGCCACTATCAAATGAAAAAACTTGGTCTCTTATTTCATTTTGTTTTGGTCCAATAAAATCATAACAATTTTTGCCTTCACAATAATTTCTAAATATTGATGCTAAACCAAGACCAAAAATAATAGATAAAATGAAACGCCCTCTATCTGTATACATAATATTATTTACAAATTTATTTACTCCTTTACCTAACATATTATTATACTATATTATAGTATAACAATATTATTATATTTTATAAAATTTATAGTTAAAACAAAAACAAAAACAAAAATATAAACAAAACGCTATTTATTGTATGGGTACATTATTAATATCTTTTTTATTTGATGGACATTCAACTTGTTCCATACTATATTCAAAACAATTTTCTGCTTTATCTTTATATTCTACTTTATGAATATTAGATGGCGTAGGATAAACATTTATTTTACTTTTATCATCATTTAAATACATAAAAAGTAATCCAACAAATAGACTTATTAAAAATACTTTAAGATTTATTATTTTGAATAAATTAAACATTGTTACTATTATTATAACTATATAAAAAATTTAATATTAATTTTTATTTTTCATCATGATTAAATTGTTTATTTTTTAATTAAAATTTCTAAATCATTTGGATAATATTTTTTTTGTATTAAAGTTGTTATTTCTTCGTCCATTTCAACACTATTTACTTTATATTTTAATTCCATCAATATTTTATTAACTTCCACAATTTTTGTTTTATATACATTTACTGCATCATTTAAATATCTATTTTCTTGTGATTCTCTAAATATTTTCATAAATTCTTTATATTCTTCTATATAATTATGTTGTTCCAACAATTTGGATTGTATTAAATTATTTTTATCTTCATCGTCAACTATAGAATTATATAACATTAATAAGTTATTATAACTTTCTTGTAATAATTTTAATTCGTTTTTTTTTGTTTCAAAAACTTCAACTGCTTTATCTTCTTCTAAATAACCAAATAAAAATTGAATTTTCAATAAAGATATTTCTTTTTTTATAGATGTTAATTTATTATTATAATCAATTAACATTGATTCTATATTTTTTGTATAATATTTAGCCACAGCAATATTTAAATCACAAGGTTTTTGTATATTTCCACAACTAGCTGTCATACCGTCTTCATTTTCTAGAAAAATAGTACCGCCTTCTTGTTTACAATTTACACAACCAAATTTTTTCTTTGCATAAAGTTTCTTTTTCACTTCTAAAGAATCTTTTGAATTCAATAATTTATTTTTAAATGTATCTTTAATTTTATTATATTTGTTTTTTAATATATAATATTTTTTTAAGTCATCTAAGTATCTATTATAAATTGTATCATTATTTGCAAAATTAAATTCATCCTTTTTAACAGACATAATTTTGATATTATATTATAATATTATAATATCAAAACATTAAACAATTTTAAATTTTAACTATCTCAAATATCAATTATTTAAGTAAAATATACATTTTTATGTAATGTAGAAGCTTCTGGGTGATCACTATAATCGGGTAAATTGGTAATCATATTATTTTTGATTTTTTGATTATTATCTAAATTTTGTCTATTATAATAAACTAATTTAGACATAATATATTGTTTGTCTTTTGTATTTTTTTGGTAACGTTCTTCTATTGTCATATTTCCTTTATATTTTGAATATAGTATTACAAAAAATATACTTACAAAAACTATAAACATTCCTATATTGTAAAATAAATTGTAATTATGTTGTTTGACACTATTGCAATTCTTTAATATTTTATTAAAGAAAAATTTAGTAGAAGTATGAACCAATTTTGGTTTTATGATATTGTCTTCTTCAGTTTTATTATCAAAAATATTAAAATTTAAATAACTATCTTTAAAATCCATACTAATTTAACTAATTAATAATTAGATTTATTTTATAAAATAAATTTATACATATAATTATAATAACTAATTATGGCTGATGGTGGTTCATATTTAGATTTTGAGAATATTAAAAATAAAGCTAAAACCGCGGATGTCGGAACACCAGACCCTAAAAAATCAATGATTTTTTTTATGATGTTATCATTAATATATGGTATATTTGTATCTACTACTATATTATCTTCTACTTCAATTGAACAAGTAGAAGAAAATTCTACAAATTTTATATTTATACTTATTTATATTTTATTGTTAATTATTGGTATGTATTTTTTAAACTTAAATATTGCTAAATCTATTTGTCAAAATGATACTGCACAATATAGTAATGTATTTTTTGCAACAATATTACCATGGATAATAGTTTTTGGTATTTTATATTTTATTTTAGAAATATTTACTGGTTGGGTTAGACCATTTTCAAATACAATTGGTTATGTTGTTGTTAGCTTATTAGGAGTAGAAGATATAATTGTTAAATTATTAAATAAAGATCCAAAAGAACAAAGTATTACACAGGCATTAATACAAATAGAGCAAAATAAATCTAAATTTATTAATGAATTTGAACCAGATAAATCTCAGTTTAAAGAATTTATTGAAAAACTCCAAAAAGAAGGATTAACAATAACAACTTCTTTGACCGGAAATAAAATTACTCCAGATGAATTAGAATTATTTAAACTTGTAAATATTAAACATATAATAGGCAAATTGATGTGGTATATATTAGCAGGAACAGTAATATCTTCAATTAGTTATAATTATATTATAAATATTAAATGCACACAAACGTTAAAAGATGTTGAAAAACTTATAGAAAGTCAAAATAATTAATAATAATAAATAATAATAATAATAATAATAATAATAATTATTAATAACTTTAACCAAGTAATCTATTTAAATTAATATAATAAAGTACAAATAAATATGAAAATATTGCTAATATTATAACAATTAACCAAATTGGAATAACTGTTTTATTTTTATATCCTAAGCCAAATTCTCTTGGTGTTCCATTTTTTGTAAAAATAAATCCTGGTTTTGTTACTATTAATATTATGAAAAATACTAAAAATATTAGTATTGATACTAAATTTACATTTTTTAATAAAAAACTTCTAAAATTGTACATAATTTATATATATTATATATTATTTACTAAATTATTAAATAATATATAATGCAATAAAATTAATTTTTGATTTTTATTTTAGTTTTGATTTTATTTTAAGTTTTGATTTTATTTTAGTTTTGATTTTATTTTACTATAATTAAAATACTGGAGCCTGAGTTACCAGTTCTTGTCCTACAATCCCTACAAATCCTACCATAGCAAGACGTCCATTATTTAGTTCTTTATTAAGCATAGTATCACTAATAGTTTCTACATCATAATTACCAAGATTACCAGGCTGATAATCAGTTTTCAGTTGAAAAGTAGTGCTGGTTGTAAATGGATTTTCCCATCCACGACCCATTCTAACAACTTCAAATGAAGATAATCCAAGCCATAATGGTGCCTGATGATAAACATCAAGCGAACTTAAATAATTAATACCAAGCATAGAAGAATCTTTATCCATATGTTCTAGAAATGGAATAGTTAGAGTAGCAAGCATAGCCGCACGACCATGCTGAAGTTCTGCTTCACGCGTATATTTAACACGATTTTCACTCTTCCCTTCCACAATATTTAGTGGATCAAAATTTTCAAATGGTGCAGTTGAACCAATATATTTAAAATTCTTAATAGATGGTCTAATATTCATTAGAGCATGAGTTGAACCAATTAGCATAAACATTACTACACTATACATGATAACTTATATACTATATATTAAAAAATAATCTTTAAATTTATTTTTAATATATTTATAATCAATAATCATTAATCAATAATCAATATTCATAATCGCTGTCCATATTGTCGTCGTCTGGAATATTATCCATATCATTTTCTTGTGCCTCTATTTCTTCGTCAGCCTGCATTTTTTCTTCTAAATCCATCATATAAATTTCTTTATTCATTGCTGTTACATTATTATTTTTATTTAACATCTTTTCTTTTAAAGCCTGTGATTCTAGTGCAGCACGTTCTTCGTCATAATTATCTTTTACATATTGTGTCACGCCTTTTTGCAAGCCTTTGCTCCATTTTTCTAATTTACTATTTTTAAATATATTTTCTATTTCGCGTTCTTCTTCTGATAAATCTTTTAAATAATCAGTTATTAAATCTTTTTCCTTTTCTTTTGCATAAGAAACATTTTCTTTTACTTTTTTATATCCAGAATTTAACAATTTATAATGATTATTCATTATATTTGAAAACTCTAAAATATAATTTACCATAAATTCATCAAATTCATTTGCATCATGCTTTTCATAACTTGTAGCTTCAATAATAAATTCTTCGTTGCTTGAAATATTCAATAATTCATTTATTAAATTATAATATACATAATAATAAAGAAATTGCAAAAGATCTTTATCAAAAATGCTGGGTATTTTTGTTTCAGAATCTAAAACAATTGGTTCATTATATAATACATATTCCAATATTTCCAATAATAATTTATTATTAGAAGTTAAAATATTTATTGCACTTCTTAACTCTTCTTTTACATTCAATCCAAATAATGGAGTATAATAACGTTTTAATATATTTGTTATATCATTATTATGTACTTCTGATAAATTCCAATGTGAAGGAATATTGTTTACATCAATGGATTTATTTAACATTATATTTGGAAAGATTTTCAACAAATTGGTAATATAATTTTTATAAAAGTCTATATAATTTATATTGAATTCAAAATCCAAAAATTGTTCCATACTTGAATATTGTGCTTTACTTATATTTGATATAGTCTTTAATTTACCCAAAATATTGTTTTTCATTACACTATTTACACGTAATAAATAATTTTTCAAATCAATCAACTCTTTATAATCATTATTTTTATTTGAAATATCATAAACATCCAATACATCTTTTAATTTGTTTACCAACATTTCATCGCCTAAATACTGTGAATCCATCTTCAAATAACTTTCAATTAATAATCTTATTTTTTCAATATTATTTATAATGGGTATTTGTGTGTCTATTACCTTAATATTTTGTTTATTAATAACATCTAACAGTTGTTCAAAATTATCTTTATTATATACTTTGCCTTCACTTTTTAAACTTTCAATTAATTCTTTTATATTTAATGAACCATTGAAATCACTTGGTTTATTCATACATATAGCCATTAACTCATCGCTTATTGGTAATGAATTATTAAAATTACAATAAAAAATAAATCCTTTATAAATTATTTCTTCGCTATAATAATTTGGTAATGTTGGAAATGCAATTTTTGTATTATTAATATCATATAAAATATATGGCTTACTTAACGAATGTATTGAATTTAAAAAGTCAGAATATAAATTAATTAATTCATTATTTTTTATAATAGAATTGTCTTTTTTAATAAAATATTTTATACTATTTTTGCTTGAATTACAACAAGCATTTTCTAAAAATGGTTCGCCATTATTATTTTCCAATATTGTCGCCTCTTTTGCTACTATTTTTTGAATACTTTCAATTATACTATTACTTGTGTATATTATTTTTGATTGAAGTGATTCATAATGATTATGTTTTTGTCCTTTAGTAATTGCCTCCAAATAAGTACTATTAAATGTGTCACCTAATTCATTTGAATTTTCTATGCTAATAGTAAAATCTACCAATTTTGGCATAAAATTGTCCCAACTAATAAATACTTCATTGGTTATATCTTCTTTATAATCATTTTTCTGTAAATAGATATGTTTTTTTTCATATAATTCCAATAATTCAGCATTTTGTAAAACATGTTTTTCTATTAAATTTTCCAACTTTTTTACCAAAGAAGATTGTGACGTTTTTAATATACTATTCCATGGTTTTATTGAACTTTTCATTTTTCCAGCAACACACGCAATATAATTTAATAAAGTTTTATCGGTGCTATCTTCAAAAGGAAATCCGTTAAATGATTTTATACATCCTGGAAATGTTTTTTTACTCTTTATTGATGGTATATTTATTTGAATTGCCACAATTATAAACATTAGTGTTAATAATAAAAGTGATAAATTATAAGTATCTTCATAATTTTGCATTGCTTTTCCTGATTTGCCCTCTTTTTTTGTTGCTTTTAATACTGCTTTTTCATATGCTTCTTTTGATGGAAGTAAAGTTTGTAATTTTAATACATTATTAACAATCAAAGGTATATGATTATCTATATTAACACCTATTAAATGTGTTACTGACTTTGTTATTGCTTTTATGATATCAATATCAGGATTTAATGATTTAACATTTCCCATATTAACGTTATAATCATTTTCCAATACATCTTTTGTATTTAATTTATATCCAGATTCATCATAACCTTCGTCTCCATTAAATTCAATGGCTTTTATTATGTAGCCACTATATTTATCAACCCAATAACTATTATCATCGCTTATTGTTCCTTGATCGGCACAAATAGTATCTAAAGTTATTAAATATTGTTTTTTATCATTGAAAACATTTGCTAATTTTAATAAAAAACTGGGTAATAATTTAGCTCCTGTTTTATTACAATATAACCAATATACTTCTTCATCATTTATTGCATTTCTCGTGTTTTTAATACAAAAGTCTTTAATAAATTCTTGTCTTTTTGCTAAATTTGGATAACTTAAAATTATATTTTTTAATTCGTCATATGGTGATAATATAGTATTACTTTCAAATGTTTCATCTAAATTTAATAAAAAATCATTAGTTCTTTCATTGGTTTGCCTATTTATTTTAATTAATTTTTTTATATAATTTTTTGCATTTTCATAATTAGTGTTTATTTTACCTTTTATTTCTTCAATACTCAAATTATAATTTGACTCAAAATTTTCCAATATTTTATCAACATCTTCTTTCAAATTTTCATTTATTAATTTATCCTTTGATATACATTTATCATCTTTCGTTATACATTCTTTATTTGAATCACAGAAAATTTTATTTGAATCAATATAAAAATCATCTTTGAATTTCTCATCAACTATCCAAGTATTATTTTTTCTAATAAAAATTGACTTTTTATTACTTTTTTTATCCACCAATAATGCGTAATCACCATCAATAATTTCCTTTTTTTCTTCTATTATTGCTTTTGCTTCTCTCAATGCTTTCTTTTTTGTAAAATTCATAGATTCCATTATTTTATTTGTCAAAAATCCAAAAAATTGTTTGCTGTCCATGCTTTCTTTTTCATTTTCAAATTCTTGTATAATACTATAAAATGTTTTGTCATAAATTGCATCAAAATATGTTAATTTATTATTGTCTAATTCTAATTCTTCCATTTTCAAATATTTTTTACTTAACATATAACTTTCACAATCACTATTATCTATTTTCAAAGAGCCATCTTCTTCTTCTCCATTAGCATTTGCATCTTTAGATTGTAATTTTTTACTTTGAGTCACAAAGTTTTCCAATAAATTAGCTACAATTAAGTCAATTATATTTTTATTTAGTGCATTTAAGAACATTTTACAATTATCAAAATTAAAAAAATATTGAATTATTTCATTGTTATTATATTTATCTTTTAGTTCATTTTTATTTAATTCATAAATTTCAAACATATCATTTTTTAATTCTTCATTTAACAAATCAAAACCATAATAACTATCTTTTGTATCCACGTTTAAATCACTATTTAATTTATTTATTATTTTTTCTAATTCGCTAGCATTGTCTTTTAATAATGTTTTATAATCACTATTTGATTTACTTAAATTTGTAGTTATTAATTTCATATCATTTGCATGTAATTTATATAAATCTAAATTTGCACTTTGAATGCTATTAATTAATTGCTTAATATTATATATTTTAATTTTATCTTTTTCAAATAATGCAGTTATTATTTTATAATTAGTTGGAATAAATGATTCCATTAAATTATTATATTTTGTTTCTATTGGTTCTTTATTTTCTTCATCTTCCATTGAAAAATCAGTTAATAATTGAGAAGTGTTGCTAAAATTATTAATATTATCAAAAAGCGTATCTTCATGTATATTTTCGTGGCTATTTAAAAAATTATTTGCCATTTTTGAATCATTATTAAAAAGATTTACATTAGTGTTTTTATTTAATATCTTATAATAATTCAAAAAATTATTATTTAAATTACTTCTCTCATATATGCTCGTATATTCCAAATTTATTCTTGAAAAATTGAAAACAGGCAATGGTAATGTTATAAATGAAATAATAGCTATTTTATCATTTTGAGTTAAATTTTTCATTTTATATCTTTTTTTACTTTCAAAATAATATGACTCCAACATATTTAAACCACTATTACAAACTTCTGTTACAAAACGATCTTTACTTATTTCTTTGTTTTTAAAAACATAACTATAAAAATCATCATTTATATCATTAATTATGTTTATTTGTGAATTAACATTTATTAAAAAATTATCTTTGCTATATTTTATAGTATTATTTTCAAATATATTTAATAAATCATTTATATACTTTTTATAATTATTTACTTTTTCTTTAGAAGTGTTTTTTGACCAATTATTTATTATAGCATTTAAATCAGTTATATATTCAGTTACATCATTTTCTTTAAAATAATCATCTTCGTTTGAATCGTCGTTATTTCCCAATTCCTCCTCTTCTAAATATATATTTTTTTTATTACTACATACCGGTAATAGCCAATATAATTTTTTGTTTAAATTTATCAATAATTCTTTTAATGGTTTATAAAATTCTCCTTTTAATGGTGGTGCATTTGCATTATTATTTTCATCAAAATCGGAATAAATATTTCTTAATTGTAAATAACGTTCTATTTCATGGTTTATCTTTTCTTTGCTTAAAGTAGTATCTTCGGTTTCGTTTACATTTACATTTACATTTAACATATTATCTAAATAGTCATTTATCTGTTCTTCTATTGAATAACGTTTTTCTTCATCGGAAACATTTACATTATGGAAAAATTCTATTTCTTCTTCTTCTTCGTCTTCATCAAAATTCAAAAAATCCTCTTTTAAACTTTCATTTGAATCAAAAATCAAATCATCGTCCAAATAATTGTCATTAGCTAAATCCAAATGTTGTGTTTCTTGTCCTTCTAATAATTCCGATTCTTTTTTGATTAACTCTTTTTCCTCGTCGTCCACGTTATATTTTAATTCTTCAACAGAAGATTTGTCATCTCTGATTATTATTTTCTCAATATTCATTTTTTCCGGTATTCCAGAATAACCAAAATCAATATATATAACATCATTTGATGGTATTAATGTTACTTCCATCATATCTTCTTCTATATTGGTTATTTTACCATTAATAACTTGGGGAGTGGGTTCGCCAAAATATATTGAAATGTTTCTGTTTAGAGTTAAATTATTTTGTATAATGTAGCTTGGGCTATTTTGTCTATACAGCAAAATAATATTTTCTATTGATTCTTCTAAAAATTTACCCTCTTTGTTTATTTCTAATGTAATTTCTTTTTTGTCATTTAATAATTCGATTTTACTTGAATTTATAAATTTAATATAAAAGCGGTGACTATGTAAATCACTATTTGAAGGTGCATATAATTCAATTATGTCTCCCAACTGCAAACTAATATTAGAAGTTTCTTCCAGAGCGGAATCACCCATTTTATTTTCTATTTGTTCTTCATCTATTGAGGGGAAATCGCCCCTCACGCGATTTTGATCTTCTTGTTCTTCTTCTTGAACTTCTTTATCCTTATTATCTAAATAAGTATCTAATACTTCTGTTTCTATATCTAATTCTTTATCTAATTCTTTATTACTTGCTTCTTTATTACTCATTATAATATATTATACTATATTTATAATATATTATAAACAATAAAATTTAAAAAATATTTTTAAACAAGTTAAAGAATTATTTATATGTATATATAATATCTTTTATTATTTATTATGTATACAAATAGCATTGAAATTAATATTAACACTATTTTAAACCCCGAAAATTCTGATAAATATAATGTTAAAAAATATACTTTTAATAGTATTGTTTACAATATTGCAAAATATAATAAACCACTATTAAAATCTTTAGAAACAAGTAATATTGATGAATTTAATGAATTGGCAAAATGTCGTTCAATTATCTTAAAAAATAATAAAGTAGTTGCATTTAGTCCTCCTAAATCTATTGGTTTTGACTTATTTAAAAATACACACTCTAATATTTCTGAATCATGGGCAGAAGATTTCATTGATGGAACAATGATTAATGTATTTTTTGATAATCTAAATCAAGTTTGGGAGATTGCCACTCGTTCTACCGTGGGTGGTAATATCATTTTTTTTAATGATGTTAAAAACTACAAATATTTTAATAAAAATAAAACAAATATGGAAACAGAAGCAGAAGCAGAACCAAATCCAGAAACTACTAATGATAATAATTATCATAATGCAACCTTCAGGACGTTGTTTTTTGAAACATGCAATGCTAATAATTGTAATTTAAATACACTTGATAGACGTTTCAGTTATAGTTTTGTTTTACAACATCCTGTAAATAGAATTGTTACACCAACAAGTATGCCAATGATATATTTAATTAAAGTATATGAAATTGTACATAATGTTGATTTAAATACTAATGTTACTATTAATGAATTAAATCTACAAAATTTTATTAGCACGCCACCTTTCATTTTTTTAAATACAAATGTAAAATTTGTAAATAAATATCCTATTACTAATTATACTGATGTAGAAACTTATTATAATAGTGAAAATATTCCATATTATTGCGTTGGTTGTATGATTTATGGTGTAGATGGTTCGCGTAGTAAAATTAGAAATAATAATTATGAGAAAGTAAGAAAGATGCGTGGAAATAATCCAAAACTTCAATATAATTATTTGTGCTTAAAACAAGAAAATAAAGTAAAAGAATTTTTACAATATTATCCTGAACATAATGTTATTTTTAATAAATTCAAAAATTTAGTATACGATTATACAAATGGATTATTTATTAATTATATTAGTTGTTTTATTCGCAAAGAAAAACCATTAAAAGAATATGAATTCCAATACAAAAATCATATGTATAAATTACATGAAAAATTTAAAAGCGAACTAAAACCAAATAATAAAACTATTGATAAAAAATTTATTATTGATTATGTAAATTCGTTACATCCTGCTCAGCAAATGTTTATTATGAATTATAATAATTATAGTCATGACAATCATAAACAAAAGGTAAAAAATGAAACAACTGATACAAATGATACAAATGATACAAATGATACAAATGATACAAATGATACAAATGATACAAATGAAGACGATAATAACGAAGTTGTTATGGTTGAATAAATCATAAATAGAAAAAATTGATAAATTATTTATATTTTATAAAAAAATATAAAATATAAAATATAATGGATGATGAAAAAGCTATTACTATATTTTGGTATATTTGGATGTGTTTAGTGCTAATTTGGTTCTTTTATGTGTTATACTATAATTTTATGAATCGGAGAAATATGTTTTAATATTATTATATAATAATATTCCATAATTTACTGCTTCTTCAATTATATAAATAATCTCATCTTTTGAAATCACATTTTTAAAACTTACTTTAATAATACTATTATCATCGTGTGGATGTTTCTTTAAGAATCCTACAAAATTTAATTGTTTTTTTTCTTGAAAATATTTATTATATAAATAGAATTCAAGAATTTTACCAATAGTATAATCCTCATTTTCTATTGTAATAATATAACAATTCTCCATTGTATCATTTGCTTCTTTTATTAAACTTGAATCATTTTTAATACTATCTAATGTTTTATTTAAACTTTTTATTAAAACTAAACAACCTAGTTCTACTATCTTATAATTACTATAAACACCAACTGTCTCAATCGTAAAATCAAAACTATCGTCTACAAAAATACGTTTTGCATCCAAAAGTAACCAATCTTTTTTCATAAATTCTATCTGCTCTTTATTATATTTAACTTTCAATTCTTCTTCTTTTAATTCCCATGCTTCTTTAATTTTAATAGCATCCATCGTATTCCCATAACTACAAGTAGATACTACATTAAAAGCACCGTCTTCTTCTGCTGTTCCAATATCTAATTTTGCCTGAAATACTAATTTTTCTGATTCAATATTTTCCGCCATTTTTGGTCTTAAACGCACAATATCAATATAATCTTGGGTTATTGGGTCGGGTGGAAAAATTTCTTTTACTTCAGAATCTGTTAAATAATTATCTAATTTAATATTTTTAATCTTAAAATCTCCGGTTGTAACAAAATCAGTAATATTAGTATTATTTTCTTTATTCAATTCAACTACATAATCCTGGTATGGAAAATCACTAATTTCTGTTATATGTATGGGAATACAACTAATACGCTGTTTTAATAGTTCATTGTTTAAACGTGTTTTATTTGCTTTAATATTTACATTATTGCTTGCATATGGTTGACTTCTAAATACTAATAAGGGAATATTCGCTAAAATAGTTCTGCGAAGAGAATTCGCATAACTCACATTTACATTTGACAATGTAAATTTTAATACTTCATCATTTTCTTCTAAATTGGAGATTTTAACATTAATACTATCCATACTAATAATAATTATATATTTATTAATAATATTTAATAATTATATCAATTTTATTTATTTAATAAATATAATTTAGTTTAATAAATATAATTTAGTTTAATAAATATAATTTAGTTTAATAAATATAATTTAGTTTAATAAATATAATTTAGTTTAAAAATATTATTAAATAAATAATTAATAATTATTAAATATACACATGAGTAGTATTCTTTATTATAGTAATTATTGTGAAAATTGTAAAGCACTTTTATCTAAAATATCTAATTCATCTGTTAAAAATAATTTGCATTTTATTTGTATTGATAAACGAGTTAATCGCAATGGCTCTGTTTATGTTGTTTTAGAAAATAATCAACAAATTATCTTACCAAATACTATTACTTCCGTTCCTTCATTGTTATTAATTAATAATAATTATAAAGTTATAACTGGTCCAGAAATATTAGATCATTTAAAACCAGTAGAAGAGGCTATAACACAACAAGCAACCAATTACAACGGAGAACCAAATGCATATGATTTTAATGGAGGATTTAGTGGTGTTGTTTCTGATAATTATAGTTTTCTAGATCAAAACAGTGATGAATTGTCTGCTAAAGGAGAAGGAGGGTTAAGACAACTCTATAATTATGCTACAGTTAATCATTTAGATAAAATAGAAACACCACCCGATGAATATGTTCCAGATAAAGTAAATGATGATAATTTAAAAAATTACGAATCTCAAAGAAATAATATTACTTAATTATTAGTTAATTATTAGTTAATTATTATTTAAAAATAATTATTAAACATTATTAAATAATATTATTTAATGGAAAACATACAATTAATTGAATTTTCTAAAAACGTTAAAGATTTATTAGTTGATTTAAAAACATCATTTTGCGATAAAACAGAACACATTATACATGAAAATAGTGATTTATTAAATATATTAAATTATGATTTTGAAAAATTAAATAATGAAGAGACACAAAACGAAGAGACCCAAAACGAGGAAAGTGAAGAATATAAATTACTATTAATTTCTAGTCAAAAATTATTTGATTATTGTAAAACAGTCTATCCAGAGCGTTTCTTTGACATATTATATCAAAATGAGGAAGTTTTTACAAATGATAGTAATACTTGTTTCTTACCACAAATTGATTTTGCACAATTATATTTTGACACCACCAGCGTACAAACAAAAGAAACATTGTGGAAATATTTACAATTAATATTATTTTCTATTGTTACATCTATTGATAGCAAAGATTCTTTTGGTGCTAACACACAATTATTTGAAGCAATTAATAGTGATGAATTCAAAAATAAACTTCAAGATACTGTTAAACAAATGGAAGGTATGTTTAATTTTAAAAAGAATACAAACGAAGATTCAAAAGAAAAAGAAGATTCAAATGAAAAAGAAACAAAAGAAAAAGAATCAAAAGAATCGAGCGAAGAAAAAGAAGATTCAAATGAACCCAAATTACCATTTGATTTTGAAAAGATGTTTGAATCTATGAATTTACCATCAACCGAAGATATGTCAAATGCATTGCCTGGTAATTTACCAGATACAGATAGTATATTTTCACATATTAATGGACTAATTAATGGAAAGATAGGGTCTTTAGCAAAAGAATTAGCAGAAGAAACAACAAAAGATTTAGATATTGATATGGAGAATGTTACAGATGTAAATGATGTATTTAAAAAATTATTCAAAAATCCAGGTAATTTAATGAATTTAGTTAATAATATTAGTTCAAAATTAGATAATAAAATGAAAGATGGTTCTATTAAAGAAAGCGAACTTTTAGAAGAAGCTACTTCTATTTTTAAAAATATGAAAGATATGCCCGGTATGGATAACATGGAACAATTATTTAAATCCATGAATATGGATCAATTTATGCCAAAAGGTGGGAAATTTAACAATAACGCTTTTCAACATATGATGGATCAAAATGTAAAAATGTCCAAAATGAAAGAACGTATGCGTAAAAAACAAGAAGCTAAAACACAACCTTCATATAGCACCAACTATAGCGAAACAAAAGAAACCAAAGAAACCAAAGAAACCAATTCACAACATGATTCCAATACAAATTCCAATACAAATTTTAATCCAGATACAAAAAACTTAAATGAACTTAATAATAATTTAGCATCATTAATGGAACAAATGCAAAATATGTCTGGTTCTGGTTCTAATAATAGTTTTATTAATGATATTTTAAAAAAACAAAATCAAAGTCAAGGTCAAGAACAAGGAAAAAACGATTCAAATGGAGAAATAAAAAAAAGAAAAACCAATAACAAGAAAAAGGTAAATAAAAAAAAATAAACTTCTTCTATTTTTATGATGATAATACTTTGGGGGGTTCTATAAAAAATTGATAAAAAATTGATTATAAAATTGATTATAAAATTGATTATAAATAATCCATTACACTTACTAAAATATTTATAATGGAAGAACTTCTTAAAAAAGTAGAAAAATTAGAATTATTGTGTTATCATATTAAAAATTCAAATTTAAATGAAAAAATATTTTTAAAAGATTGTCCAAAACCATGGAAAATTGAAAAACCCAACGGATTAAATATTTTTGAAAATGCTATTACAAAAAATAAGCGAGACCAATTGTGGAATTTCTTCCATCCAAAAGATGGCAACACAGAATCCGATGTTCCTTTGGAAAATGAATTTCCTTGGATTCAACGATTTAAAAGATTTCCTTCAGCTCATTATAACGGCTGGCATAGTGGCAAATTTAGAGGATTAGAAGAAATGAAATTATTTGAAACTACTTATCCAATATTTTATGAAACTGTTATTGAAGCATATGAATTCATTAAAACACAAAATATTACCAATATTCCTAATTTAGAAAATTTTATACCAGAATCTGTATCAGTTATGAGACATAAGCCAAATTGGGGATTAGGAAGACATTATGATAATTCACAAGATGAAAATTCAGGAATTGTGATGTTAATAACTTTGTCAAATGATGATAAAGTTCCCAGAACTTTTAATTTTGTTGATGCACCAAATGGAAAACAATTTCCTGTAAAAACATTTGATTCGCAAGTTATTATATTTGGCGGAGAATGTTATGATTTATGGCAACACGAATCCATTAGGAATCCAAAACAAACTGGCGAAGCAATTTCTTTAACAGTTAGATTGGCAGATGTTTGTGGAAATAATGTCAAATTAAATAAAGATAATAAATATAAACCAGGAGCACCTGCTGCAATGAAAATAGCACATAAAAGATTATTGAAAAAAATGCTAATCTAATTTAATTTTAATCTAATTTAATTTTAATCTAATTTAATTTTAATCTAATTTAATTTTAATCTAATTTAATTTTAATCTAATTTAATTTTATTATAATGTTGCTTTAAAAATTTCAATTATTTTTATTTTTTTAATAGTTAAATAAAAATAATTAATAATTATATATATAAATATGTCTAAAACTGATATTAGTAATAAAGAAAAAAATAGTGATTTAGATCAAGTTTTAAAAACATTAGAAAAAGAACAACCTGATGCTAAAAAAGATGGTTTTTCTAATAATACTTCTTTATGGATAGATGATCCTGGAGTTTTTTTTAATAAAAATACTTTATTTGAACTTTGGCCAAATGAAAATATGACGCGAACACAAAAAATAAATGCAATTAGTCGTTTGGTCATTTATATGACATTTATAGGAGTATTTTTATTTAGAAGTATCAAAATTTTAATTACCGGAATTGTTACTTTAGGTGTTTTAATAGTCGTATATTATGTTTTAATTAAGAAAAATAATGACTTCGCTAAACAAAAAATTAAAGAAGGATTTAGTGATGAATCTATGTATCAAAAAGTAAAACATAATTTTACAAGTCCCACCACTCCTAATCCAGCCATGAATGTATTGTTACCAGAAATTTATGATAACCCACAGCGATTAGTTGCAGCACCATTATATAATAAAGCAGTTGAAAAAGAATTTAATGAATCTGTACAAAATATTGTTAAAAAAAACTTTAATGATGATAAAATAGATGAAAAATTATTTAAAGAAACCGGAGATAAATTTGAATTTGAACAATCTATGAGACAATTTTATACTACCGCAAATACTATGGTCCCAAATAGTCAAAAAGATTTTGCTCAGTTTTGTTATGGTAATATGGCTTCTTGTAAAGATGGAGATGTTGAAATGTGCTTAAAAGCCACATCTAACCATTTGAATATTTAGAACTATATAATAATTTAGCTTTTAAAATTAAATTTTTATTTAAATTTTTATTTTAATTTAAATTTAATATATTATAAAAAAATAATATATTAAACTATTATAAATGAGTCAAACCACTGCTTATCCATATTCATTTGATTCTATGTCAAGAATTGGCAATGATAATGTTAATATTGATCAAAGATCTGTTCAAAATATGAATGGTGCTAATCATCATTTAGAAAATTTCTATCCTGCTTGTCCTATGAACAAAGCCATTGATTTCGCTTTAGCACAACCAAATGTTTTCTATAAAGGAGCACACGAAGGTGGAATAAAAGGATGCACTATTGACCAAAATAGCGAACTTAAATATACACATATTAGTCGTCCTGCATGCAAATTAACATTAAATCCTAGACCATATTTAAGTGTTCCATATTTAGGAAGAGGCTTAGGTGATCCCGAAGAAGAATTCAGAATTAGAACCGGTCAATCTGATATCAATAAAAAAACTGTTAATAATATGATGGAATTAAACTTTAGCGATCATAAAAACTATCCTTTAATGGATTCTCTCCAAACTTCAGTCGATAATAGTGCTTATAAAATAGAAAGTGATGCTATGGATGGCTGGGTAAGAGGTGGTATGAGCGCGCGTGAATTTGCACGTAGCCAAGATGATAAACATTAGGAAAATTTGAGAGAAATTATTAAAAATCTTGAGATAAATGTTAAATATTTAAAAAACTACTTAAAAACATATCAATAAATATTGACTGCAAATTTTTAAAGAAAAAACTATATAATTATTTTTTAATTTAATTTTTAAAATAATTATATAAAAATATTTGAATGTTTAATATTAGTATTAGTAAAATGGATATTAATTATAATAAAAGCTTTATAACAACATATAAATCTTTTGATGAACCTTATTATAGTGATTTATGTTATAAAATCCAACTTTTACAAGCATTCAATATGATAAAATACGATGAATTTATGTTACAGCAAAATATTCAAAAAACATATTATGTTTTGAGAGAAGAGGAAAAAATACAGAAAATAATGAGTGTTCTCTCGCAAAATACTAACCAACTTGAAATTTTAAAGGCATTTGCAACGGAATTTAATAAAGAAGCTGAAGATTTATTTTATTTTCAAATACTATTTAGTTTTGACTATTTTGATCTATTTCACAAATTTTTGTGTAATTTTTTAAAAAAAGAAAATGATTTACGAGAGAACGAATTAAATAAAAATTTAGAAGAACTATTACAATATATTATTAGTGTTAATTAATTTTTTATTATTATATATTATAAAAAATTAATTTAATTTGGTAAATTTGACTTAACATATGTATCTTTACATAGATTTTTAATTACTTTTTCATCTATACTGGAACTAGGCTTCCCTATTGTTGATATTGTTTTTGTAAAATAATCAGTTTTATCCTCGTTATTCATAAAATCTGGATTCAGTGATTTCCATTCCATCAATGCATTGTAGTTTTTTGATGATGCCTTGTTTATTACATGCTTTATTTTTTCTTTATTTATATCTTTTGACCAATTATCATCATCCTTTATATATAATGTCTCTCGCTTTGTATCAGTACAATGCATCGGTCTTTTATAAATACTAAGTTTATTCATATTTTCCATTATTGATTTACTTAAGCCATCTGCTAACCCTTTTTTATTGGTAAAATCTAATTGTTCAATTGTAATATGTAATGATTTTATGAAATCACTTATATTTATTGCATCTTTGCAATGTGTATTTAAAAATACATTAATATTGAATTTATTATTTTGTATATTTGTTATATTATTATTATTACCTATTTTTGGTATTAGCTCACCTATTTGTAATTGATGTTTTGCATTTTCTTTTATAAGTTCTTTTATCATATTCTTTAATTCTTTATTATCTTCTTTAAGCTCTAACATTTCTTTTTTACCTTCAATTTGTATTAAACACGTATTGTTGTTTTCTATTTTTTTTATAAAAGTACATTTTTTTTTATGCTTTGATAAACTTGAACTATGTTTAAATTCTTTACAACATTCACATTTAAAAATATTATCATTTTGTGATGTAATTTTGTTAGCCATTGTTAGTCTTTCATGCTTATCAGTTAATATATGTCTATTATAATCGCCTTTTTTACTGCATTTAAAGTCACAATTTTCACAAATAAATTTATTTGATGTAATTGATGTATTTTCGTTAGCCATTTTTATATATATATGGCTAATAAAAAAACTCCTAAATAGTTTTAAATAATAG